TTATACCAAAATACTTGATCTTCTAATTTATTTGATTGGATACCATTACAGACGACTAGACATTCATAGTTCTCTGTGCATTGATCCATAAATTGACAAAACATTTGAAATGTAGGAAACATTCCAGCATAGTTATCATAAATACGTTTACGATTTCCAATAACGTTCTCTCTTAAAATAAAAACAAAATCTATATTTGTTCTTAAATTTGGAGGAACTCCTAAAGGATATTGCATAGTAATCATAGTTGTTAAATCTATATGACGACCGTTCATAAATACATACCGTGTAGATTCCTCATTCATCCATGTCTTATCATATAAACAATCATCTAAAATAAGGAACGCTCTTGGATCTATACTTGAATTACCACTAGATCTTAATGAAGTATTGTGTGCTTGTTTTACAGACATTTGACGTTTTATAGCACTAGCTACAATTGAAGAATTATATTTATCATGAATTAATTTAGAAGGAACAATATCTTGGAAAAAAGGACTAGCGACTTCTGAACCTGATATAACAGTTCCGACAGGAAAACAATCACGAGTTGAAGCAAGAATATCGCGAATAAGAAATGATTTACCTGTATCACGTTTTCCTATAAAAACTATTACGGGAGCTTTTTTAGAATCGAGAGCACATTTATCTCGAATCATATCGATAGAAAATTTCTTGATGTTAAAGTTCATCTTAACTTAATGCGTGAATATTTTGATTATGAATTAACATGTTTCATATAATATGATAAAACGAAAACATAGTTCAAATAGTGAATTAAGAAGTTCGTCTTTTCCTTTATCCATTCATAGATATACATATCCAAATCTAAAAAGTTCTATTAGAGAACATTGGGGATTTGAGAATATTCAGCCATATTTTCCACCAATTGAAAAACTTTTTAAAACATCTGAATTAGAAAGAGTTACAGATTATGGTATTTCTCTTGATGAAGAAATCGTAGAAGTTTTAAACGAAACGCAAATTAAAACATTAAAAGGCACATCCGAAATCCATAAAAAAGTTACCATGCTTTTAAATCCATTTAAGTGGATGAGAGGAAGATATGGACAGACAATAGATCTTCCAACTTCATCTGAACAAGCTTCGGCATATTTTACAAAAATCCAAAATCATAATAATGCTGCATATTTAGGTGCTCTTATATCTTCTGTTCTTTCTCAAGCAGAATGTGTACATTTTCCTAAGACATATGGTGTTTTTGTAGGAACTTCATCTGAACATACTATCGATATTTCAGATGATTATGAAGAATTATCAAATAGTAATTGGTTTACTCAAAATATTGGAAAGACATTTGAACTTAAACTATCTCCAAAAATTCAAAAATCGGATGAATTTAATTATACAAGATCTACAAGACCATCTCTTCAACTTGGCGAAACAATAGAATTGGATGAATGTATGGAAGAAGTTGGGGCTATATCCGTAGAAGATGTTACTATGTCTGAAATAACAAACGTATTTAAAGATGATTCTTGTAAGAATAATGATGATGAATCAGATAGTTCTTCTGTTTCAACTTCTTATATTTTTGGTGTTCATTCATGTGATTGTGAAGAAGAAGAGGGTGAAGAGGAATCAGAAGAATCAGAAGAAGAGGATGAATCATTTGCGTGGGCCACGTTTAAAAACGTTCCTGTTCAAATCACTATTATGGAAAAATGCAAGGGAACTATTTTTGAATTAATGATGATGAATTTTGATACAGAAAAACATACCGCATGGATAACTCAGCTTATGTTTGCTCTTGCGTTCGCACAAAGAACAATTGGATTAACTCATAATGATCTCCATGCAAATAATGTCATGTATGTAGAAACAGATAAAGAGTTTTTGTATTACAATTCAGGAGGAGTGTTATATAAAGTTCCTACATTTGGATACATAATTAAATTGATAGATTTTGAAAGGGGTGTTTTTTCATTAAAACTTGCAGGAATGAAAGAACCTAAACTATTTATAAGTGACCATTTTGAACTTCATGAAGAAGCGGGTGGACAATATAACTGTGGAGATTTATATAATCCAAAATATCCCGAAATAAAACCAAACGCTTCATTTGATTTGTGTAGATTTGCTACTTCTATATTTTGGGATTTATTTCCTGAAGGTCCTTCTCATTCAGAGTATAAAGAAGATATAGTTTTCAAGTTATTTATGAAATGGTTAAGTATTGATGATAAGAGTATTTTATTTTCACAGAAAGATGAACATCATGATAGATTTCACGGATTTCATTTATATAAGGCAATAGCAAGATATTGTAAAGATAATGCTATTCCAAGAAAAGAAATCTTATCTGTAAAAAGTTTATACGAAACTTTCGATGTTCCTGAGGAAACTTGTGTCTTACTTATAGATTGATTTTATAGTTTGAATAAAAAATACCCAAAATATAAAATTTGAAATTTATATTTTAAAACGTAGGAACTCCAACAAACATATCAGATTCTAATGCTTTTGGAACTACTTCCTTCACAACTTCTGTGGCTTGTTGTATAACTTCTGGTGTTGTTGAAAAAACAACACCAGCTGTTAAAAGTCCACTAAACAATGATAATTTCCCAGCACTTTCCCATGATATAGGTTCGCTCTTCGCTCTTCTATCAAGGGCGTAAATTATGAAAGATACTAAGGCAACAGATAAAGCAGCAATTACAATCATCATTTTTGTTTCATGATTAATTATTTCTTTATTCGTTTAGAACGAGGGATCCTGAGATTTTAGATTCCAAATTATTCATTATATCTTCTTCGACTTCTTGTTCAGATGGTTTTTCAGGAACATATTCTTCAACATCGATTACAGCTGTTTCATCTGTAATAACTATTTTAGGAGGAGTTTCTTCTTCGTCCGAATCTTCTTCGTCTGAATCTTCACCAAATGTCACAGATTTCTTATCTTCTTGTTGTTGAGGTTGAGGAAGAGTTTCTCTTTGAGATTGGGGTAATGCAAAATATTTCTTTGTAATAGTTTCCCAAGGAAGAAAGCTGCTAATAACTTGTTCTAAGCATCCTGATATAACACTCATTATTTCTTGGCGATTTCTTGCTTGTTCTTCTGAACTTCCTGTTGTTTTAAAAAGATAAGCTGTTTGCCATAATTTTCTGGCTGAATGTTTATACAATTCGTGAATAAATTTAGATGTTGTAGGAGGATCAAAATCTATTTGTATTTCTACAGAATTACTATAATGCAATGACGCAAATGATTTCATATACGAAATAAAAACACCCATTAATAAATCTTCAAAATAATTACATTTTGTTGCTTTTTGAATTCTGTCTAGTTCTGTGGTAAGTGTTAATTCGGACCATTCTGGGATTTTTGTTAGCATATTTTGAAACGTTCTTAAAACTTGGTCTAATTGTTGATTTCTTTCACATAATTCTTTTGATGAATCATATATACTCCAAAATCCCTGTGAAATGATAGGAATTAATAAAGAACGTAAATGATCGCGTAAATGAGCTTTTGCCACTTCGGTATCGGACATTTGTTAATAATTGTGTTGTTTAAAATATATCGAAAAACGCATACGAATCCTGAAAAACGGATTCGAGAAAATTAAGAAAGATGTATTCTACCAATCAAAGTATTCAAAATGTCAACTCAAGTTTTACAAGCAATCGCAAAGAAGTTCAATTTTAATTTGGAGGAGGAGATCGCACTGATGAGCAATAGTGTGAACGTAGAGACAATAGTCACTGAGAAACCTGTAAAGGAGAAGAAACCTAAGAAGGAGAAAGAGCCTAAGGAAGAGAAACCTAAGGAAGAGAAACCTAAGGAAGAGAAACCTAAGGAAGAGAAGCCTAAGGAAGAGAAACGTATTAAGCGTTTCACTTTAACTAAGGAGCTTACAGCTTGCCTAAATAAGGTAGGTGTTGAGTACACCAATAAACTCAGGGACGCTTTCAAGAATTATATTGAGAAGTTACCTGAGAAGGAATATCGTGAGAATAGCATTGCATTTCATATGGATGTATTTGCGACCAAATCTGCTCCTAAGACTGAAAAGGATGTAGCTCCCGAAATAGTCAAGCTTGATGCTGATGAACTAGTAAAGCTTAACCTAGTTTCTCCAAATTCGGGAGGCACAACGGAAAAAGATGTCGGACCATTCTGGGATAATGAGAATGGTAGATTTGTAGAAGGTCTACCAGAGGATACCGATGATGATTTCGAATCTTACCCTACGCCTTGGCTTCTGAATGACAGGGAGTATGTTGTTGGAGTCAAGACTCGTCGTGTTTACCTAGTTAAATCAGAAGGCGATGTATTCGCAGGATGGGCTGGTGTAGGTATTTTCAAAAAGATATAAAAAGAAAAGAGACTAAATAAAAGTCCACTTTTTACATTAAAATTACATCATCTTCCCAATAACTAATTATACAATTCGGAAACGAATACGTAAAAAACGCGTAAACACCAGCACATTCAAATAAAACTCGTGGAACATATATTTCTTTCAATTCAGGAACAATGAGAGCATCTATATGTAAACCATCTGGATTCTTATTTTTGCTTATTTCATACCATACATGGTCAAAAGTATACTCCTTATAATCTATCTTTTTAAGTTCACTAAATAAATTTTCATTAATTCGTATGTGAATTCTATCTGTAATATTGGTTCTATAATAAGCCATATTACAAATTTGCGTCCAAATTTCTTGCCAGTATTGTTTATCCATTAAATAATTTATGATGACTGTATCTAAACCTAATTAGGTAGATAATGCTGTGAAATCGCTAGAATAAAATGGTCGAGCAAACATTATTATCAATGGAAGTCCCCAAAATCCAAAATAAGGAATAATAGCACTAATAAGTCCCAATACCCATCCATTTTCTCCAAGTATTGTAGAATGATTACCAAAGTTATAAGATGTCTTGATTGATAAAGTATAAAAAAACCATCCAGCAAAACTTATAACAGACGTCTTAATCATTTTTATAAAATCATTTGTTGTATCAATTGGGGTTTCTTTTGAAGAACTAGATACAGCAGGAGCACTTACATGAAACGTTTCTCCATCTTTAAAAATCGTTGAGTTTTCTGCTCCATTAATCGTATACGTAACAGAAAGATGTTTTTGTTTTTGTGGGTTTGGATCAGGTAATCCGACTTCTTTAAATCCAACTTTTAAGTTTATAGATCCTTTGTTTATTTTTCTTCTTAAAGCATCTGTAACATCCGTCATATTCCCATCAACACCATATTCTGCTTTTTTAATTTGAAGACCCGACGCATGTCTTTCAGGAGGAGCGTTTATGTTCACTGATCCACCATCTATTTCCTCAATTGTATTTGTAGTTCCACCATTAATGCTATACGAAATCTTTAAAGTTTTTATTTGACCAGGAGCAGGATCTTCTACATTCAAAGAATGAGTTGATACACTCAAATTCAATATTCCATCCCTTACCAATTCTGATACTTCTTTTGTAACATCTTTTGATGCCGAACCACTTCCATATGTAGCATTCAAAATAGTAAGTCCACTCATTCTCCTTATTATGATGAAAACACTACATTTGCTACGCCTCCAATAACTCGTAAAAAGTTGTATGATTCGACATAAGCAGTCACATTAAATGTGTATTGGTATATGCTTCCAGGAGATTTGCGAATAATGGTTACAACTTCATTTGGAGGATAGTCTGCCGAATTCACAAGTGTGGGTCTTGGATCATTTGCTGTGGATTTTAATATACATAACTGTGTCTGTCCCGCAGTATTTATAGAGCTCAAAGGTGGTTCTAGATATACATTACTTAAAATTGTTTTGTTAAATTGAGAGCCATTTAAACATCCCGATGGCTGCCCTTTATCATGATCTAAAGCAAAGGAGTACGTGTATACACCAGGTAATTCTGTGGTTGATGTACCAGTATGATGACGATAATGCTGAATTCCATTAAAAAATCCCACTAATTTCTCAGAAAATCTATCTTTACCATCTAAAACAATATTTGAACTAACCAAAATTTCCCTTGTAGAAACACCAATAGGTAATAGATTTCCTGATGAATATATAGGTGGAGGTAAATTTGTCTGTAATGGAGGTTTTTGAGGATCTTCCCAATTTGTATAATTATCCCAATCATTTTGAAAAATACGATCACTTCTTTGCGCAACCCATACAACTCTTGTACATAAATTAGTCATTCCTAATTCTATGTCTTCTCCAACACTATATTGATTATCCAACGATACTGAATTAATATCCGTAATTAAAAATGAATGTTCATTCTGTGCTATATGGGCCATTTCAGAATCCGAAACAAATATATAATTCGCTTCAATAAAAGGATTTAAATTCCATGTTTTTAAATTTCGCACAGAAGGATCTTGTAAAAAATTTGGAGGAGATAAGAATGTAGCCATTGATAAAGTATTTGGAGGAACAATTCTCGTGTATGTAGATTTTGTAGTATCTCGTATAGTAAATAATTGATACATATTTTTCAATTCAACTATAAATGAAACTTCGGAATGTTGAAGAGCAATAAGTGGTAACGCGTTTCCAATCAATTCACAAAACCAAAAATGTAAAGGAATAGACAGAACTCTTCCAGGAATAGATGGAGCCGGAACTTTTCCATTACTAAATATAGCAGTTGGATATTGATTTAATCTATCGTAAGCATTCGCAGGATCATACATATCCACTGTATTTCCAACCATAGTATTCAAAATATCCTTTTTGTTTTTATCAAATTTTAATGCAGCGTATAATTTCATCCATTCACCTGTGTGTCTAACTATTTCTGATCCGTTGATTGTTACTGCTACATAATTAATCATATTATATCCTAAATTTTTAACCCATTCAAATTCATATCCTATATTTGTATTTGTATTTATAGGCGAATAAATGTCAGGAATTGAAACACTTAAATAACAATCATGTAAAAGTTGGGCATTACGATCAACCTTTGTTTTTAAAGTTATATTTCCTGAAGAAGGAAGGCTTAATTCACTATAATTAAAATATAGTTGGAAATGTTCCATTGCAAAATCTGTGTGACGTTTATACATTGACCTAAAGTAAGTAAAGGATGGGTTTCCTGTAATAAGAACATCTTGTGCTCCTTTACCAACTAATTGCATTAATCCTCCCGGCATTCTCTATTATATGTTTCATAGTTTTGATTGTTTAGACTTTACTACATAAAGAACATACACCTTGTTTTGTATACGATGAAGTCCTACATTCACATAATTTATTAATTGTTACAGTTACTGTGTTATTTAGACTAGATTGTGTTGGATAATCAGCAGAAGAAAATGCTTTATAAGCTATCCAATTTGAAGCAGGTCTTCGAATACGAGATGTTCCAAACCCAGGATATGCTAAACTATTCGTGTTTACAAGAGCAGTAGATGTAGGTTGAGGATTTGTTATATCTTTATTATTTGGAATTGCAGGGTCTATTCCTCTTGTACCACCAATTCTTTTAAGACGAGTCCAATCACTCGCATCTAATTTTACAGTTCCACGTTGAATATTAGAAGCC